ATATCTGAGAATAATAAAAGGATTTATAAATGCAAATAGATCTCACCCCCACAGAACGCAAGCTCACCATGACGGCGTTAAAATTACTCAAGCCATTTATAGAAGAGCCAAAGACTGGGCATGTGGTACGGCAATCATATAAGGGACTCCTGGCGAAATTAAAGCGAGATGAGGGGTTGAGTCAGGAGATTAGCAATAGCATTAGATAGGCATTAGAGAGTGGGGGTAACAATATCCGTATCTGGGAGAGAATGGATGATATGTAGTTTCTCACGAGGGTGGGCAACCATCTATGATTGGGATAAGGAAGAATGGCTATATGCCGATACGCTAGAGTCCACTAAAACAGAAAGACCGTGTATTCGCTGTGGGAGGATGCCTACAAGGGACGGGCACGATGCATGCCTTGGATATCTCGATGGTGTAAAAAACGCTTGCTGTGGGCATGGGGTTATAAGGGGATATGTTCAAAGTCACCCCAATTTAACTCCCTTGGTTTAAGTTTTTAAGCGGAGTTGCGGAGTACAGTAGTGGTTACTGAGGTGTCTCATAAGCATCTATACGCCGGTTCGAATCCGGCCTCCGCTACCATGCCACCCTAGCTCAATTGGTAGAGCAGTTGTTTTGTAAGCAATCGATTAAGGGTTCGAATCCTTTGGGTGGCTGAGCAATAATAACGATGGACATAACCATCCATACGGCAATTTATAGTCGGTAAAGGTGGTTTTGACGAGCAATGATAATTTCCATGATGGGTCAATACCCGTTGTAAGGGACTCCCACAGCAAGCGCTTAGGGAAGCCACTCCTGAATAACCTGTGGGAGGTGATTAATCCCATGTGGTCGGCTGCGAGTGATCGCAGAATGTGGATTAATCACACAGCAATAATACATATCGTACGAATCAATACAACCGAATAGGGGGTTGAACATGAACGTTATGACAGAAGAGTTGAAGTTTGCAGACCTGTTTCCAGAAGAGGCGGGAAAACTTGCGCAACGACTTCACATAAAAAAAGATGAAATTCCGTTTCTGCGGAAATCTTATATATCAGAAAAATCAGAGGTGCAACCAAAGGAAAGGGCTGTTATTTCCTATATCTCTACAATCACAAAGGATCGTGACGGGGAACAGTTGTTACCTGATGGGGTACAACTTGATAATTACCGCAAGAATCCGGTTGTGCTATGGGGGCATCGGTACGACACTATGCCGATAGGGAAAAACCTCTGGATTAAACAGGATGAGAAAGGGCTGATTGCAAAGACCGTATTTGCCAGCAATGAGAAAGCAGATGAGGTTTACAGGGCATATACAGAGGATATTGGGGGTACGGGTCCGCTACTTCGTGCTTTTTCAGTAGGATTTATTCCCGTGGAATGGGAAGATACCGAGGTAAAAGAGCTTGAGAAAAACAAGGATTTGCCAAAGCGGATATACAAGAAATGGGAATTACTCGAATATTCGACAGTCCCGATTCCATCATGTCCAGAAGCCTTGACGTTGGCTATTGAGAAAGGGCTTGTTCCCGAATCCATGAAAAAGGCACTCGATAAATACCTTGAAGTCGAGGATTTCCAGGAAGAGGTTGAGGTTGAGGTCGGAGTCAAAACCATGACACCCGATGAGCTGAAGGAGCATTATCGTGGATTGCGAGAGGTTGAGCTTGTGTCAGAAGAAGACGATTCAGCAACCGTTGAAATTGAGGTTGAAACTGAAAAGGACGTTGTAACAAAACCAGAGACCACGGATGACTACCACAGAATCCCCGTAAGCGAGGGTCACGATGGCCACAAGATCCGCACGATAACCGTTTCTGCAAAGAAGAAGATAAAAGCCTTGTATTGCGTAGACTGTAAGAAGATCAAGACATACCTGTTCGATACATCGGCATGGACGATGGAAGAGGCGAGAGTTTGGGTAGATAGCAATAAGGGATATTCCCCAAAATACAAGGAGCGATGGAACAAATCTCTATCCAAGCTATTTGATGTTGACTCTGTTGAAGCTCCTCCCGCTACGTTCAATTATGCCCTGTTTGAGAAGTTCCTAGAATGTAGAGTCAAGGAGATTTTTCAGAACACATTCGCTATTCCTAGTCCGTTAGTGGGGACATACTTAGCTGGATTTAAGGAGCTATTCGGTAAGTTCAAACTCTTGGATACCCGGTCATTCAATTATGATGGTGGTGAAGTTCCTCCAGACCGTGAGGTTGTCCAGCTAAATTCTACCAAGTCGGATGACTTTCTAATTGATGGAGTCGATTTCTATGATGCCGATGGTACGCCAATGGCGGTTAAATTTACTCCATCGTGGAGAGGGCTGGCAGTATCTATTGTTACCTCTACCAAACACAGAGAGTGGAATAAGGAACTACTCGAAAAAGTTCACGAGTGGGTTGGAGAGAATAACTATCTCAAAGGTGAGAAATTTGCACTCAATGGTGAGTTTTTATCAGATTCGATAGAAGACTGGGAAGGATTGATTCTTGAGGAGAAATTCAAGGATGCTACCCAGAAATCCATAAACCTTTTAGAGAAAAGGGGCGAGAAAACGGCCCATCGTGGATTACTGTTTATCGGACCTCCTGGAACAGGGAAGACGAAAACCGGACGTGTCATTATGAGTAATTCGGACGCTACATTTATCTGGGTATCAAGTAAGGATTTCAGCAGGATTGGTCCACTACAGGGGATTTCACTTGCCTTTTCACTAGCGAGGGATTTAGCTCCAACGGTACTGTTCATTGAGGATATAGATAATTGGCTCAGAGATTACGGTGGAGATAGTATTGTTGTCGATCTAGTCAAGACAGAAATGGATGGACTCAGGCAAAACAAGGGGGTCATTACAATTCTTACTTCCAATTATCCCGAGAAGTTACCCGATGCCTTATTGGATAGACCTGGCAGGTTCCACCACATTATCAATTTTGAATTACCCAAATCCGGACAGAGGGAAGATATGTTGAAACTGTGGGCGGATGGAATAGAGGATAAACTTTTGGCTGATATTGTCGAAAAGACGGAGGGATTTTCTGGGGCGCACATCAAGGAACTGGTTGATTTTGCCAAAATAATTGCAGAGGAAGAAGGCGTTTCTATCGGCAAGGCTTTGCTGTTGAGTTTGGAAAAACTAATGGAGCAGAGGGATTTAATCAACGATATACGGGAGAACAAAAAGAATATCACACCTGTTTTGAAAGGGCTTTTTGGGAAAGAGGTGATTATTGAAGTTGAGAATGAAGGCGAATCCGATGGTGATGTGGAAGATTTGGCACTTGAGGACACAAAAGCGAAAGAGGAGTTTAAATGTGGGTGTCCAGAATGTGGCCACAAACTAACCACAACCGAGCATTGCAAGGATGTGAAATGTCCCGAATGTGGATCGACAATGAGGCGAGAGGAGCGACCTGGACCCGGGAAGGAAGGGTTGAGCATTGAAGATAAGTTAACGGCTAAAATAGAGATTCTTGATTTGCCGGAAATCCAGGAAATATTAGGATCACTGAAAGATCAGGTCGCCGAACTCAAAGAGGGGCGTGTCCTGAGTCGCAAGAACCGCGAGGTTGTCAAGAATGCTGTTACTGCGCTCATGGATGTTCTGAAGGCTGATTCTACGGGTAGCAGAGAGGACGAGGATAAGGAAGAGGTTGAGGATGAGAAGGAAGTTGAGGCCGTTGTTGAGAAAAGTGAATATTCTTATGCTGAAGTTCAGGCAATGGTAAATAAAGCGATAAAAAAGGCCGTGTCAGAAATGGACGTGGGCAAGTCGATAAGCACCTCTCTTAAAAAACTACAAGGGAAGGTTGAATAATATAGTTTACCATCAAATCAAATGAAGTTAAACCTGGGTGCTGGCAAGAATCACAAGTCCGGTTTCATTAACGTAGACAAATTCGGCGACCCCGATGTTAGGCATGATCTGGAAGTATTCCCCTGGCCTTGGGGAGATAGTAGTGTTGATGAGATCCGCATGAACCATATCCTTGAGCATCTTGGGGAGACTACGGAAATATTCCTTGGGATTATGAAAGAATTGTATCGGGTATGTAAACCAGGGGCGAGGATTACAATCAACTGCCCGCATCCGAGACACGATGATTTTATAAGCGACCCGACTCACGTCAGGGCGATTACCCCGCGACTATTTGAGCTGTTCTCAAAGAAAAATAACGAACGGTGGATTAAGGGTAAATTTGCCAACTCACCGCTTGCTATTTATCTCGATGTAGACTTTGAAATACGGGATATGAAATACGTGATTGAACAATGCTGGATGGATAAGCTTAACTCGAAAGCTATAACCACACAGGAATTGAATGAAATTATCAAATCTCAAAATAATATGGTCAAAGAGACGCAGACTGTCTTAGAGGTCATTAAGTGAAAACCCGTATCTATGAAATGACCTGTCCTGGGTGTGGGAAGAAAACCCGATCCGAGACGGTGTTGGGTGTTCCCGATGGGGATTATGAGAATTATTCCCTAAAACAAATGAGCTTCGAATGTGAGCATTGCGGAATGAAATTTACCATCTCCCTAAACCCTGACATGCCTGAGATTCAGGCAATGTGGGAAGCGGGAGAGGATGTGGGATAGATTTAAACCAGATGAAAATAAAAGGAGACAATATGTCTGATTTTTCAAAGATCGAATCCCTTGAAAATTGGGTTGCCTGGGACTATTTCCGAAACGAATTGGGATGGGCAATACAGAAGATCGCCTATGAGTTGGATAAAAATGAACGGAAGCTCATAGAATGGGTAAACGCCAGGGGATCGGAAATGAGTCGCATGGTAGAGCAACAGCCGGGAAAGGTTAAGAAGATACTGGTCGAATTAAAGGAAAAGTATCCCACGTCACAGCCGGCCGATAGGGAAACGCTAAATATCGATACAAACAAAGTAACCAAGTTGCTAAGGGAAGGCTATAAATTACCGGAGATCGCAAAGAAGCTGAAATACAAATACGACGATTTTATTTTTGCATATAATAGAAAACTTCAAGAGATAAACGCTATGTTTCGAAGATCGTGATTACCAAACGGATTGGTTATGTTACCAATCTGTTAGGCAATCCTGCCAGTCTCGAAAACAACTCACTCGAGTCGAGAGATATCAGGTAGTTTATCGTAGATAGTGGAAAGGCTAATTACGCCTTAGCTATCAGATCGTAACTGCCGGAGATATTGGAACAAAAGGGGGTCTAATATCGAAATCTATAAC